CCCTGAACGTGAGATACTATAGGTGTTCCCTAGGGAACTCTTTTAACAAACGGAGATTATTCCATTATGTCAAGTCAAGTAATTGAAGGTACAGTAAACTTTAGCAACGTCACTCAACACGACGTATACAACGGCCAGTCTACTGGTGCGTATAGTCTTACCATCACGATGTCTGAAGAGGATGCTACGGCCCTCTCTGCTGAGGGTGTAAAGATTAAGGATTACGAAGGTACTAAGCAACGTAAGTTTAAGTCTAAGTACGACATCATGCGTGTAGATGCTGATGGTAATCGTTTTGAGGGTGAGATCCCTTATAACTCTAAGGTACGTCTCAAGTACAAGTCTGGTCCTGCTCATCCTGTCCACGGTACTCCGGTGTATCTGGAAGCTGTCAAGGTACTAGAGTTAGCAGAGGTGTCAGAAGAAGCTGTTGATTTCTGATGGAGTCTAAATTCCTACACCACGAGGAATGTCCCAAGTGCGGCAGTAGGAACAATGTGGCGGTCTACTCTAACGGTGGTCGCCACTGTTTTTCTACCGGCTGTGACTATCACGTAAACGGTGAAACAGGAGATGAAACGGAAGTGTCAACACCTAGTAACCTAAACATGGGCGGTGTGGTAGCTGAGATTACCGACAGGCGTTTGTCTGCCAAGACCACTAGGCACTATCAGGTCACGGTGGAGTACGACGCTAACGGTAAGATAGCTAGGCACTACTACCCGTACTACGACGTAGACACTGGTGAGCTAATTGCTGCCAAGTCTCGCGTAGTCAAGACCAAAGACTTCCTGTCGTCAGGCACGATGGCTAACGCAGGTCTATTTGGTCAGAAGCAGTGCCGTGGCAGAGGTAAGTACGTCACGGTCACTGAAGGTGAACTGGACGCTATGGCTGTCTACGAGATGTTCGGACAGAAGTACGACGTAGTGTCCCTCAGGTCTGGTGCGTCTAGCGCATCAAAAGAGATCAAGTCACAACTAGAGTGGCTTGAAGGGTACGACAACGTGGTCATCTGCTTTGACCAAGACAAGGCAGGAGAGTTAGCAGTAGAACAGATTAAGGATCTGTTTAGCCCTAACAAGCTGAAGATATGCAACCTACCTCTGAAGGATGCCAGTGAAATGCTCATGGCTAACAGAGTGCAGGAGTTTACACAGTCTTGGTGGGACGCAAAGGTGTACAGACCGGACGGTATTATCGCTGGTGCTGACACATGGGAAGCGTTAGTAAACAAGCGACAGGTACAGAGCATACCGTACCCGTGGGATGGACTAAATGAAATCACGAGAGGCCACAGACCATACGAACTGGTCACTATCACCAGCGGTAGTGGTATGGGAAAGTCCCAGTTTATCAGAGAACTTGAGTACGATCTGCTCCAGAGAACAGACGCCAACATCGGTGTACTTGCACTGGAGGAGGATGTCGCAACAACATCTCTGGGAATTATGTCGGTGGCAGCATCTAGGCGATTACACTTGGAGGAAGACACGCCTGTTGATGACCTTAGACCTCACTGGGAAGCAACGATGGGCTCTGGACGTTACTACCTGTTTGACCACTGGGGATCAACGTCTGCCGACGAGCTTCTTTCAAGAGTACGGCACATGGCAAAGGCCTGTGACTGCCGCTATATCATCCTCGACCACCTGTCCATTGTGGTTTCTTCTCAAGAGAACGGGGACGAACGGAAAGCTATAGATGAGATCATGACCAAGCTACGCACACTGGTGGCAGAGACAGGAATTACTTTGTTCCTAGTGTCGCACCTACGTCGTAGCTCTGGTACAGCACACGAGGACGGTGGACGCATCAGTCTACAGGATCTCAGGGGATCTCAGTCTATCGCACAGCTATCCGATATTGTCATAGGCATGGAACGTAACCAGCAACACGAGGACGAAGATACGAGGAACACAACCACTGTTAGAATACTCAAGAATCGCTACTCAGGTGAAACTGGACCAGCGTGTTGGCTACGGTACGACAAGTTTACCGGACGTATCCACGAGTGTGCTAACCCAACGCCACCGGAGACTGAGTTTTGAACATCGTCTACTGTGACATTGAAACTGACGGACTAGACCCTAGTGTAATCTGGTGTGCTGTCTGTCTACACAACGGAGAAAGTGAGGTAATATGCAATGAGCAAGATTTCAAGGATTACGTGGCTCGCAAAGCGCCGGTTAACTTCATCTTCCATAACGGAATTGGCTTTGATGTTCCTGTGGTTGAGCGTCTTTGGAACTTTACTTTTGACAGGAGCATGGTCACTGACACTCTAGTCCTATCTAGGCTTGCTGACCCTAGCAGGTCTGGTGGACACTCTCTACGTAACTGGGGCAACATCTTGGGCTACGCCAAGGGAGACTACGAGGATTGGACTAGGTTGACTCCTGCCATGATCGACTACTGCATACGTGACGTAGAGTTGACTGAGGCGGTGTACAAGAGACTACGTGTGGAACTCGACGGTTTCTCAAGGGCGTCACAAGACCTAGAACACGAGGTGCAGTGGATCATACAGGAGCAGGAGCGTAACGGGTGGCTACTAGATCAACGACTGTGCCACACGCTGTGCGCTAGGTTCAAGGAGAGTATGTATGCTATTGAGGAAGAACTCCAGAGGGTGTTCCCACCGATTGTTGAGGAAAGGTGGTCTGAGAAGACAGGCAAGCGCCTTAAGGATAAGGTTACGGTCTTCAATCCCGGCTCCCGGCAACAGGTGGCTGAACGACTTGAAGCTAAGGGTGCTGTATGGTCGGAACTCACGCCGTCCGGTAGGCCGCAGGTGGACGAAAAGACACTTGAAGAGAACAAACATATACCGGAGGCTGTGCAGGTCTTAGAGTACCTGTTGTTACAGAAGCGCTACGCTCAAGTCTCCTCTTGGATAGAACACGTTAAGGACGACGGCAGAGTACACGGAAGGGTTACAACAAACGGTGCAGTTACCGGACGCATGACGCACCAGACCCCAAACATGGCACAGGTTCCTTCAGTTAACTCACAGTTTGGCAAGGAGTGCCGTGACTGCTGGATAGTACCAGAGGGACGCAGGCTAGTGGGTGTTGACGCTAGTGGACTAGAGCTACGTATGCTGGCTCACTACATGGGAGACGAGGAGTTTACTGATGTCCTACTTAGAGAAGACATTCACACCAGAAATCAAACTGCTGCAGGACTTGCAACTAGACCTCAGGCAAAGACTTTCATCTATGCTTTCCTATACGGCGCAGGAGACGCAAAGATTGGAAGCATCGTCGGAGGAACTGCAGGAGATGGCAGTAAACTTAGGAGGCGCTTTCTACGAAACACACCTTCTCTTGAAGCTCTACGAGAACGAGTTGGAGAAGCGTCTAGGAAGGGTCATCTCATCGGACTCGACGGACGAAAACTCTGGGTCAGATCAGAACATAGTGCACTGAATACCTTACTACAGGCAGCAGGTGCTATCGTTATGAAGAAGGCTCTAGTGTTACTAGACGACTACGCAACGCAACACAAGATTGACTACAAATTCATAGGGAACGTGCATGACGAGATACAATCGGAGGTGGTTACAGAACAAGCAGAGAAGTACGGGTGGCTCGCGGTTGAGTGCATCAAGGCGGCTGGTCTTTCATTTGACCTCAGGTGTCCTCTCGACGGAGAATACAAGGTCGGACAAACGTGGTCGGAGACACACTGATGGAGATAGCAATGGAAGAAATACCTGAAAACCCAATGGCTAAATACGCAAAAAATTTAGATAGCTATAAGTTTGTTGAGGGCGAGTGGTGGTACTATTATCCAGAGGACGGAACTAGCATTTCTAGTGGAAACCATACTAGAGAAAGAGCGACTACACTAAGAAAAAGACTTGACTCATTTATGTACGTCAACGGTAAATACATATCTAAGTCTCACCCGCTACACAAACCCGGACGCTACAAGACGTTTACTGACGCAGCTTTTGACAGTCTAGCGAAGTACGAACTGAGCCGTGAGGGACAAGTGTACATCATTACCAACCCTAACTTCCCTGAGTGGGTCAAGGTAGGCATGGCTGTGGACTCAGAGGACAGACTCAACGGATACCAAACGTCGTCACCGTTCAGAGATTACTCGCTGTTCACCAACTGGTCTGTGACTGACCGACGATCTGCTGAGTCAGAGGCACACAGTCTGCTAGAGAAAACTTATGGTCGCAAGGGTGAGTGGTTCAACTGCACACCAGAGCAAGCCAGAGACTCTATCGCTGAACTAATGGAGCAACATAAATGAAAAATATTTACTCGCTAGTAGATGACATCTATAAGGTGGTCGCTACTAAAGAAATACCGGAGGACGTGGACCTCTACGAAGAGATAGATAAGTTTGGAGAAGGCTGTAAGAAACTAATGTCTACATTGTTCACAGAGAAACGTGACGGACGCAAGCTGCGAATGTCTAACATCGGGCGCGACGACAGGTATCTGTGGAACGTGGTGAATAACTCTGATGTGCAAGAGGAGATGACACCTAATACCTACGTCAAGTTTATGTACGGGCACTTGATTGAGGAGATGCTGTTGTTTCTCACTAGACTCTCAGGACACGAGGTTACAGATGAACAAAAGAAATGTGAAGTTGCAGGTATTACAGGGTCTATGGACTGCAAAATTGATGGTGTTGTCACTGATGTTAAAAGCACTTCCACTTTTGGGTTTAAAAAATTCAAAGACGGAAGTTTGGCTTATGATGACCCGTTTGGGTACGTTGCTCAAATTAAAGGGTACGCACACTCCGAAGGTGAAACATCGTTTGGTTGGTTAGCGATGGACAAACAGAACGGACACCTTACGTACCTCATGTACGACTCTGCAGACACGCAGGCTCCGGTGTACGACAAGATAAGCTACGACATAGAGGAGCGCATAGAGCAAATAAAAAAGCTCGTAGAGCAACCAGAGTGGCCCGAAGTTTGTCACAAGACCGTACCAGACGGCAAAAGTGGGAATCAAAAGCTCGCCGTTGGTTGTTCTTACTGTCCCTACAAGTTTACATGCTGGCCCGAAGTAAGAACATTCCTGTACTCAAGTGGTCCAAGATATTTAACAGAGGTGTTCAATGAGCCGAAGGTCGCGGAAATCCAAGCACGGTAAATTTAGGTCGGGGTTTGAAGAAGATGTCGCAAAGCAGTTACAACCATTTGGTTTTAGTTACGAACCGTTCCAAGTCCCGTACAGGATTGAACGAAAGTACACACCAGACTTTGTGTACGAGTACAGAGGACGGACGTACCTCATTGAGTGCAAAGGATACTTTCGTGCAGGAGACACGCAGAAGTATAGAGCGATCTCTAAGTGTCTCCCGGAGGCACAAGAACTCATCTTTGTACTGATGAAGCCTAATCAGAAAGTGAGTAAAAGTACCAAACTTACTATGGCTGAATGGTGTGACAAACACAATATTCTATGGTATAATATAGATACACTTAAGGAGTTGGTTGATTATGTCTCTGACACTAGAAGAAATTAAGGAGCGTCTGTTGCGGTTGTACGACCCTGACGATCTTCTGGAAGCACTACAAATCTCTGCTGAGGAACTTCTGGATAGGTTTGAGGATAAACTAATACGCAAACTTGACGGTTTTCAGGAGGAGCTAGAGGAGGAAGAATATGCAGAATGAGTGGAACATGACTGAAGACGACTGTGCAAAGTTTGAAAAAGACTGTGAGAAGCTGCGTAAGAACTGTCAGGAAAGCAGGTCCATAGACGACATTACTACAGAGGAGTGGGACAGGATGGCTAAGACATTCACAGGCAAGCTGTACCACCCTCAGGACACGCACGATCCTGTGGCACAACCAGATCACTACAACAAGGGAGCTATTGAGGCCATTGAAGCAATCAAGGCGTCTATGCACCCACAAGAGTACAAGGGATATCTCAAGGGTAACTGTCTGAAGTACCTGTGGCGTTACGAATACAAGAACGGCATAGAAGATCTACGGAAGGCTCGTGTCTACCTAGAGTGGTTAATCAAGGAGGTTGCCTTGTGAAGATCATAGAAGGTAAGTTTGGGACAAATACAGAAGAAAAGGAGATAACAACGGCTGAGTTTCTGACTGCGTTTGCAGCTAAGGCTCAGATACAGGAGACTGAAGGTAACAAACCTAAGGTGGTAGTGGTAATGTACGAGGACGGTCAGATGTTTGAAGTAGCGTCCAACGAACAGTACCCTGATGGGGTGTACATGCTACTGCAGTTAGCAGCACAAGCAATCATTAACGAAACGCTAGGAGTAACAGAATAGATGGACGCATATCAACAGTACATACACAAGTCACGGTACGCTAGGTACTTGCCAGAGGAGCAACGTCGGGAGACTTGGGAAGAAACAGTAAACAGGTACATCAACTTTTGGGTAGACCGTGGACACCTCAACGACTTTGACGTATCAGAGATATTCAAGGCAGTCCATGACCTAGACGTAATGCCCAGCATGAGGGCGCTGATGACTGCAGGAGACGCACTGGAGCGTGACAACGTAGCAGGGTTTAACTGTAGCTACCTACCCATAGACCACCCTAAGGCCTTTGATGAACTCATGTACGTGCTTCTGTGCGGCACAGGCGTGGGCTTCAGTGTCGAGCGTCAGTACATACAGAAGTTACCGGAAGTTGCGGAGGAGTTTCATGAAACAGATACAGTTATCAATGTTGCGGATTCGAAGATCGGATGGGCGAAATCGTTTAGGGAACTGGTATCACTGCTGTATACAGGTCAAGTCCCACAATGGGACATTAGTAGAGTACGACCTGCAGGTGCCGCACTCAAGACTTTCGGAGGTCGTGCAAGTGGTCCAGAACCTCTCGTTGATCTCTTCAAGTTTACAGTTGAACTCTTTAAGACAGCATCTGGACGAAAACTTAGCTCCATTGAATGCCACGATCTTTGCTGCAAGATTGCTCAAATCGTCGTCGTCGGAGGAGTCAGGAGAAGCGCCCTTATCAGCCTCAGTAACCTCACGGACGACAGACTCCGAAGATGCAAGCACGGACAGTGGTACATAGATGAACCCCAGCGTGGTCTGGCGAACAACTCAGCGTGTTACACAGAGAAGCCAGACTTTGAAGCCTTCTTGAACGAGTGGACTAGCTTATATGAATCTAAATCTGGCGAACGAGGTGTCTTTAGCAGAGTGGCAAGTCAAAAACAAGCTGCAAAAAATGAACGAAGAGATGCTACCTACGATTTTGGAACTAATCCATGCAGCGAAATCATCCTCAGACCCTACCAGTTCTGCAATCTTTCAGAGGTTGTTGTTAGGCCACAGGATACACTCGCAAGTCTCAAACGAAAAGTTAGGGTTGCGACTATCCTTGGGACTCTTCAGGCCACCCTCACCAACTTCAGATATCTCAGAAATATTTGGAAACTAAACACACAGGAAGAGGCACTACTTGGTGTATCCTTGACAGGCATCATGGATCACCCAATGCTGTCAGGCAGAGGAGACAAGGCCAAGCTTAAGAAGTGGCTTACTGAAATGCGGGAGGAAGCAATTGAAGTTAACAAGCAGTGGGCAGAGAAACTGGGTATCAACGCTTCTACCGCTATTACTGCGGTCAAGCCTAGCGGCACTGTTAGTCAGTTGGTCGATAGCGCTAGTGGTATCCATCCTCGTTATAGTTCACAATATATACGCAGAGTACGCGCAGATGCTCGTGACCCACTTTGCAGCGTCCTAGAGGCCGCAGGAGTGCCTGTGGAGGACGATGCGATGTCACCCAGTACTAGGGTATTCTCCTTCCCTATTGCGTCTCCTGAGGGCGCTGTGACAGCATCAGACATGGGTGCTATGGAGCAGTTGGATCTGTGGGAGATATATCAGGACTACTGGTGTGAGCACAAGCCGTCTATGACTTGCTACTATAGAGACAACGAGTTTCTGGAGGTGGGACAGTGGCTGTACAACAAGTTTGATAAGGTCAGTGGTATCTCTTTTCTGCCTTACTCAGACCACACGTACCAGCAGGCACCTTATGAGCCTGTGGATAAGGCCACCCTCAAGGCACTACAGAAGGGCTTTCCGACCCAGATTGATTGGGACATCAATGAAGCCTCTGATATGACTGAGGGTAGCCAGCAGTTAGCCTGTACAGGGAACAACTGTGAACTTTAGGGTGCTGGCATTAGTTATTCTTATGTTACCAGCGTGTACTGTGGTCACTACTTCTGACCCACAATGGGAGTGGCCTCAAGACATAAAGAATATAGAGTAACCATCACGCTTACCTACGTCCTCTGGCTTATCTTTAGAGTCATGGGGCGTAGGTATTCCTTCAGCTTGCATCTTCTTGATGCGTTCCTTTGACTTCTGGCACATGCTGTGGTAGTCAATGGATGTGTATGATACGCTGTGGTCACTTTTGTTCTTCATCTTTTCCCCCGGCTGCTAACATTCCTGTCCTTGCTACGTTACTACCTACGTTCATGTAGTCTTCTAACTTAGCGGTCCCTTTATAGTCTCTAAGTACTCTTGCTTGGTAAGCTGTGTCACTTTCGTTCTTGTTCCTAGAGATCCCTGTAAGCTCTTCTATTTTAGACAAATCAGTTGGGCCTTTTTTGCCTCCTGATTCTCCTTTTTCTTGTTTTTTACCTATGTCAAAAGACCTTATAGGTGTCGCCGTAAGGTGTGCGTTTCCACCGGCAGGATTCATGCCAAACATGTCGTGACCGTCAGAGATCATTGTGTACGCTTTATTGTTGTTTACATCTATAGCAATCCAATCGTTTACTCCACCTAAGTCTTGTGCAGTAGAAACGTGATTATCTGAGAAGGAGTAAATACCGTTTCCTCTGTCTTTTAGCGTAACTGGCTTGGCGTCTTTGAAAAAGTTAAGGGCTTGTTGTTGTACTTTTGTCAGCTCTTTGTTGTTTTTTTGATTACGAATACCTGACCAGTAATTATCTCTGAGTTTTCCCGGAGTTATATCCTTAGGTAGTTTGTTAAGCGCTATTGCTCTGTTTACCCTGTCCTTGTGGCTGTGCTTCGCTACCTTAATAAACTCTTTGTAAAACTCCAGCGGTTCTGCGTCAGGCATAGCGCCCTTAGCTATTCGTAGGCTTTCTGGGCTTTTCAGAGCGTTTACAGAAGCAGATCCCGTACCGCCTACGGTTCCTGCGCCTCCTTCTTTGTCTAAGCCCTCTCCTGTTTTAGTTTTACGAATCTGAAGAGAGGTTTCACCCGGAGCATCACTTGTTCCGTGTACGTTGTACAGATGGTCTACTGCTCCGTCAACCACGTTGTCTGGAGTGTCGTCGTCTATCCGCAAGCCGCTCTTGACTCTATCTTTGTTAGCCATGTCAGTCCAATCAGCGGTGTACCTCTGGACTTCTGCGGAGCTACCAGCCACTGTATCAGGATCAGGAGTAGTCCTGTACTTCTGCTGCGTGTCTATCTTTGCACTGGCTTGCATATTACCAGTTACTTCATTAAACGACCCAGCGCCTTCTCCTGCCTTAGTTACGTACTCATTTCTCCTACCTTGTCCTGTGCCTATAACACGCTTTTCTGCTTGAGCCACAGGGTTAAAAAGCTGGTTTACGGCGTACCCTAAATTAGGAGCTACTGCTTTTGCAGTCGCGTACGCTTTTGAAACTGGGCTAGGACTATCGTAAAATCCTTTTACTTTTGTAGGCGTGTTGTCAGCCACGGCGTTCATAGCCTTACCAAACACACCCATGCCGGGAACAACACTAGCAATCTCAGCAATATTACCTAGGTTTTGAGCAGTCCTAGGATTTTCTTGAGCGAGTCTAGCTATCTCTTGACCTGCTCGTGTGTTCATTATAGCTTCAGTCACGCCTAAATCTGGTGTCACAGCTTCAGCAAAACCAGTAAAAGGAGACAACAAAGAGCCAACAGCACCACCAGCAACATTCAAAGCGCCTGTACCAAAGTCAGCCGCAGCCTCACCAATGTTTCCTTGACGCAGATTCTCACGGGCTTGAGCACCCTGCTGTACACCCATAGACATTTTATCACCGCCAGCGCTAAAGTCTCTAGCGATGCTCTCAGGAAGAGCTTTAGCTGCTTCAGTAGATTTTCTGACAGCTTGCCTATAGTACTCCAGTTCCGTACGCCTAGACTCTTGGCGGTATCTTTTACGTACTGAATAAAAGTCTTCTCTACTCACTTTCTTCAGTCTCCTCGTAGTTTCTAATTTCATCTATTAGATCAATTAGTACTAAACGGTCTAGTTCCATGCGCTCTAGCTGAAGAGGGTCGTTAATTGTTTTTATGGCTTTATTAGCTGCAGACAAAAGCTCTGCGTATCCTTTTAGTACCGTTGCTTTTCCGTGTCTCTTAATTTGCTTAGACAACGCTGTACCAACAGCGGCTGTACCAAGCGCTCCCGCAGCAGCAGGAGAAACAAAAGCAGCACCTGTTGCGAGAATTGATAACGCTGTAGTAGGAACAGTTATGCCCGTGTTGTCTCTAATTGTTTGCATAAGCCTAGCGGGAGCATTGTCACCCTCTCTGTTTCTTTTACCTACTAGTCTATCTAACGCCGTTAGCGACCTAAACTGCTGGTCTAATAAGTTATGAACGTCGTTACCTTTAGTATTAGCTTTCATGTAATCATTCATCACGCCGCGTACGAGTTTTGCTGCAAGGCCTTGATAGGTGTCTACGTCAGCGTCGAGTGTTTGACCAGAAGCGTGTACAGCATCATCAAAGCGTTTTCTAGCTTCAAGAAGTCCGTTTAAATCGCCTCCTTCTTCTTTAAGAACTCTCTGAGCAAAGTCTGTGTACTTTATGAACTGTTTTTGGGCCGCTGGTGTGGCAAGCTGAAACACATCACTATTTAAAAAATCATTAAGAGACTCTGAGAACTCAAGATTAAGTGCTTCCATGTCCACTTTCTTGTTCTGAGTTTTGATGTAGGCTTGTAAGCGTTCTCCTTGATTTTTTACGTGGTCTTGTATAATGGTGAAGTTTTTTGTGATTGATCCGTAAGGCTTTATTCCCGGAATAGTTTGAACAACGTCAATGACAGATTCATCAAACTCATTAGGAACCCACGTTCGTGTTTGTAAGACTCCTTTTGGTGGCGCATAGTCCTGTGCCGTTAAACTTTCTGGGGTTAGCATACTAGTTAGAGCTTCTTTTTCACGCGCCAACTTAGATGCAACTCCTGCTTTCCTAGCCTGCATTTCTCCGGGCAGTCGTAGATCTAAGTCAACTAAATCAGGACGGGGTGAAAAAAGTGTCGCTAAATCAACACCAATTCCCAAGTTTTCTTTCACCTGTTCTGCTAACGCTTTGTTGTTTTTCTCCCAGTTTTTATACGAGTCGTAACCAGAAGATATTGACAAAAGCATTTCTTGTACGCCGGGGTTTTGTGCAAACTCCTCGTACTTTTGTCCTGCTGCTGTCAAAGCACTGTCAAAAAAGTCTTTAACGTAGTTGGGCACTAGAGGAGCAAAAGCCTCCATTGCCATAGCACCGCCTGTCCTAGCAGCTTGTGAAATAGCAGTACCTGCCACATCAGAGATACCTATCTGCCCAGTGCCGGGAACTCCGGGAACCTGAAGAGCCTGAGTAGCCAGCCTACGAGTAAACTCAGGCTTAAACTCTTCCATAGGAGCCATAACACCCTCAACGTAAGACGGCTCTGGAACAGCAGGCTCTTGTTGAGCTTCAATTTGCGCTTGGTACTGCTTTTGAGCAAACTCTAGTATCTCAGATTCTGAAGCTCCTTCAGGGTGTTTTACTGTTACAACTTCTCCCGCAGGGTTTTTAACTTTAGTTTCTGGCATTATATTACTCCGACTCTGGGACTATCTCAAAGCCTTCAAAACGGCCACTTGCGGGCACAAAAACAGGATCGTAAAAAGCTAACGCTGCTTGGTTTTCTTCTCCAAGTTTGGTAGACACATTAGTTCTTATATTGTTGTACTTTTCTATCTTTTTAGTAGCCTCTCTTCTAAACTCTTCTAACATACGCTTAATTGTAGTATCGTCTAGGGTTATGTCTCCTGCAACAACTTTAGTGGTAAACGCCAAATCCTTATCCGAAAGACCTGTACCAGCACCTAGGTTTGTAATGTAGTCTGCAACACGCTTTGCTGATTCTGCTAGAAAAGCCTCTGTGTTTTCTATAGGTACGTTATCTACAGGATATCCTACTGCCTTTAAAAACTTATTAACCTGTAAGTTTACGTTAGCCAGAGATCCAGTAAACATGGTGTCTACGTCACCTATGATGTTATCTATGCTTCGTATGCTGTCTGCTGATTTTTGAGCTTGCGTATAACCTTCAGCAAAACTTTCTGCTCCTAGCTTAGAAAGCTCTCCAGCCATCCCTGAAGTTACGTTTTTAATAACTTGCTGGTTAGGAGCCTCAGTTAAATTAAGTGTGCTAGGGTCAACAAGTTGTCCATCTACAGCAACCATGCCTGAGTCAGTTACCCTGTAAGCAACAGGTTGACCGTCCTGTAAGAACATCTCAACGTCACCCTTCTGTAGATCTGAGTAGGCTTTAAACTCTTGTTTAGACATATCCTTTAAATCAAGAGTCCCGACAAACTGGGGAGTGTAGCCCTTACCTAATAAAATCTTACGTCTCGCAGGTACAGAAAGTTCAGGCATAGTTTCCATTTTTCTTTCGGTTAACGTGTCACCAATTGCGTTAACTCTTTCTAGGCTAGACGCTGATCGTACCTGTTTAGCTAACTCTGGAAACCCCATTTCTTCAGCTTGAAGAGCTACGTCGGTTTTTCGCTCAGTTAGTGCAGCAGTGTTTGCTTGCTTTTGCTGCATCTCGTTTGCCATAGTTAGTAGCTGTAACGCCTGCGCTTGCATCCCCGGTATCTTAGCCATCGCTTGTGCTTGCTCAATCAGAACAGCGGGATCTGTAGCTCCTATAGCAGTAGACAGCACGTTGCCAGTTTGTGTAGTAGTGGCCTGTTTTGCCGCATTAAAAAATACCTTAGACAACGCATCGTTGCCTTCCGTGGCGTACTTCTGACCCAGAGCGTTTAACTGAGAAGGGTCGTTAGCGTACTGCTGTAAAAGCTCTTGCGCCTCTTTAGCAGACCTGCGCTCAGAAAAACCTCTACCAACATCAGTCAACATACCGCCGACGTTTTGACCAAACTGCTCTGTGGCTCTTCCTATTTGTTGCCCTACGTTTATTCCTGCTGAAGCTAGGACTCGTCCATCTATAGCCATTTTTGTTGCCCTCTGTTAAGATACTGCCTCAGTAATGATGTCAGTAACGCCGCCTAGCAGCGAACCACCTAGACCCATAGCACCACTAAACATGCCGCCGTACAAACCGGCGAGTCCTGATCTTCTAGCGAGTTCTGCGTTAATATTAGCCATCTGTGTTTCTAATCCAAACTCACCTTGCTGTCTGCGTGCTACATCAGACATAGACGCAATGTTCAACGCAGGAGACAGGGCTGACAAAAGTGCTGCTTGAGGTGCGTACCCTGCTTGCAACGCCTGTATTCCAAGCTGTTGTTCTGCACCAGCCAGACCTTGACCACCAGCGAGAAGTCCTTGGCCCCCTGTTAGCGCCTGTAGCATCTGCTGTTGTCTAGCAGCATCAAGCGCCTGTCTTTGTGACGCTAAACCAGAACCTAAGCTGGCGTACTGCTGCCCTAAGCCAGCCTGTTGTGCTTGTAGTCCACCAGCAAGCTGTGCCATCTGACCTGCTTGTCCAGCCGCTGTCGCTGCTCTACTTAGACCCTCAGACTGCAACTGAGACTCAACCTGCTGTGCGCTGAGTCCAAGCTGTGACAACTGTGCCGCCCTTTGTTGTGCTTGTGATTGCAGACCAGACTGTGCTTGAGCGGCAC